CATCACTAATTTTTATTTTTTCAAATATCTGATTAGCGATTTCAACAACAGCAGTTGTTAAATCATATGATTCTTTTGCAACAGGATTAAACCCATCGACAAAAAATTCTCTCTCAACAATTGGATTTTCATTAATATATAATCCAATCTTACATGGAACACCACGAATTGTTTTATGTTCTATTTTCTGTACTACTGATTGTGGATTATAACGCATTGAATTTCTCCATTCTATTGGATATAAATTAATCATTTTAGTATAATATTTATATAAATCATATCCACCGTTCTCAGAGTCAACATCATTAACATCAATTCTTCCTGTATCAACAAAAACATCATAGCTTCGTCTTGATAATGTTTTCTGTAACTTGGTTATTGCTCGTGGTAAAATATCTCTAATATCAATAGAATATCTAGTAAATGGATTGAATTTATCTGCATCAAATATTTTTTCACATAATAATGTTTCGTTTTGAAATTCATTATCTACTATATTTCCTTGGTATAAAGAAAATTTAAATACGTTATTTTGATTTGTTTCGTTCATATTGTGTGTTTTATATTAATAATAAGTTAATACAAATATAGAGAGATTTTGGTTAAAATGAAAGCAATTTTATAAACTATTACCATTATTTTTATAATATTCTGTTAATAATTGTTTTTCATTCATAATTACGGTATAAAATGGTTCAACATATTGTGTAAAACTACTACCATATACACTTAAAAAATCGTCTTCAATCATCATGTCATATAAATTCTTACTTCCTCTGTCTTCTGGTGATAATGGAATTTCAAGCTGAATTAATTCTTCAGTTGCTTGTTCGTTAAGTATTGGTTTTCTTAGATTTGTAAGCAAATAATTTGTTTTTAATCTTTCAACGCCTTCAGGACTTATTAATTTTTCCAATACTTTTAACGGCTTCTTTTTATTTTTTACCCGTTCTTTATTAATATCATCAGCCTTTTTACAAATCTCTTTAACGCTAACGTGTTTGAATTTTAATTCAGGCACGTGTTTTAATAATGTATCTTCACCCATACCTTTAATACCATGAATATTATCAGCACTATCACCACAAATTATTTTCATCACTAATGCATTGGTATAATGATGATTAAAATACATTATATAATTTGTTTTATTAACTGGTTGAGTAATATTGGGAAATATTATTGTTATGTTCAAATCTAATAATTGTGCAAAATCTCTATCATTAGAATATAGGTATATTTCTTCTTTATTATTGTGTTCGAGGCAATATGATGCGATTAAATCATCGGCTTCGATTTCATCTACTTCAATTTGTCTAAGAAATAGTTCTTCAGCATATGCTTGAACTCTTTTACGTTGTTTAAGTATTGATTCTTCTTTTTGTTGTTCTCGTCTTAATTCAGCAGCACTCATTTCTATTCTCTGATGCCATTCTTTTGATTTACGATTCGCTTTATAATCATTATCAATTCTATATCGATAAATTCCACCACCTTCACCATCCCAAACCAATATGACTTTATTTATCATATGGTCTTTAATTAATTTACGAAGAGTAGTAAAAAAAGAATATAAACCTCCTAAATGTCCAAAAGATTCAGTATATATATCTTTAGCTCCATGAAATGAACGTTTAAGTAAGTATGATGAATCAACTAATAATGTTCTTATTTTCATTTTTCAAAATTATATGTTAACCCTACATAAACTGATTTATCTGAAAATTCACAAGAATAAATGCATCGATTATAATGATTACCTTTTCTCTTCATATGAGAACATATATCATCCAACCAACCATTTATTCTTGCAACATTATAACCATGTGATGAATATTTAGCAAAAGATGATATTGTCTGATGTTTTTTTGCTTCACTTCTACAATTTTCAATATTATGCCAATATCCATATGGTTTCCTTATTTTCATTTATTCGGTTTCCTTATCAAAATTAGTGTTTTTTTCAATTATTTCGTCTTCAAATGAAACATTTCCATCCGCATCCATTGCTTTTGATTTAAATTCAATATCATCGGCAGTTAGAGTTTCATCATCGAATCTCTTACGAAAATAAAGAATATGTTCTTTTTTATATTCATTTTCATTTTCTTTATCACCATATATAAATCCATGAGGTGTTGAAATTATTTTTCCTTCAAGTGAAATACCGCCCCAATCACCATCAACATGATTCTTAGCAATATTTACTTTGTTTTCAAAACCATAATTTAAATCACGTTTTAATGATGTTGCTGTGATTCTACGTGTTCCATGAGTAATTATATTACCAAAATGATAAATAAGTCTTGAACCAAAGAAAAATGTTTCACCACCTTTATGTTTTACAACCTTATTCATACTATCATACCATATTTTCTGAACAGCAGCAATAGTTGCAGTATATTCACTGTCTACTTTACGTGTGTTAGGTATTGCATTATTAAGTAATGACATAAATGTTTTTTCATATGCACCAGCATTCCACATATTATTATCTGAAGTATCTTTTTCTTGTGCATCAATTGTTTTAATACAATTTAATGTACCAATACTATCAATAGCAATAAAAATATCACGAGGTAATTGACCTGATTTTTGCATATCAAGAAAATCATAAATTGCTTTACCCATGTCTTCAATAGCAGCTTCCTTTCTATCTTTATCTTGTTTAATACCATATTTTTCAAGTAAATATTTATTATTTACAAGAAGATATTCACCATCCCAATCAAATCCCATTAATGTTAAACGCTTATTTCCTTCATCAATATTGTTTTCAGTATCGATAATAATTGGAAAATCACCCATTTTTTGAGCATTAACAATTGCTCTCATAAGTGCTGTTGATTTACCAGTATTACTATAACCACGGAAAAGTGTTACGTATCCTTTCGGTACACCGGGCATTCCAGTCGCTTCAGTTAGACCTTCATCAACACGTATCCATTTTAATGGTTTGGATTCAATTTTTTCAGCACCGACTTTCTTTTTAAAATCATCAAGACTGAATTTTTTCTTTGCTGTTGGTTTGCGTACCGAATTATCAGGTACGTTATTTGTTTTCTTTTTTGCCATAAATTAAAAATTTTAAGTCAAGCCAAAAAAAGGGAATTTTCATTCCCCTTTTTGGTTTAATAATTGTTTAGTTTAGAAAGGTAAGTCATCATAATCATCACCATCAGGTAAATCAGTTGCGTCATCAGGTGTGTCATCAGAATCATTATTCTGTTGCTCATTATTGGATTCACTTGCAGATGTGTTAGTAAGTGTTTCTTTTCCCAAATCAGTTGCATCATCATTATAACTACCAACATTTTTTTCAGTAACATTACCGATATTTACTTGTGGTTGAGTCATGTTTTTCAAATCACTTGCTAGTTCAAAATCTTCTTCCTTATCGTCAAGATTCATTGTGCGAGTATTTGCTTTTTCTTCCAAGTCTGGACGATTAGGAAATACCCAATGTTTGTTGTTTTGGTCGGTATCTTCCCAATAAGGAGTTTCGCCTTTAACAACCATTTCAAGATATTCATAAGGAGTGATGTTAGGTGCTTTCTTTGGTAAGAAAACGTCTCTCCAAGTACTATCATCATTCAACCATGCTTCCATAACTTGATTATCTGGATGAAGTGTTGATTTACCTCTTGCTGTAATAGCAGAAATTGCTTTATAAACATGACCATTGAATTCACTATCCGTCATGATAATATTTAAATCAGTACCATTAATCGGGTCAGTAAAATCTGCTTTTTGTGTTGTCATGTAATCTTCTAATACAGGAAGTAACTTGTCAAGAGTCCCTTGATTTCTGTAATTGTGCTTAAATCTCCAGAATTTCACACCGTCTTTTTCCAATCCTTTATCAATACCACGAACAATATAAAATTTCTTGGCTTGCCATTTTACGGCTTCCTTGTAAATTTCATCGTTTTTAGCCTTAATTTCTAATTGCGCATCATTCATGTTCTCCTTCTTAATTCCCTTTAACGATGGGTCTTGTTTTGCAAGCAATTCCTTATGTTTTGCACATACAGGACATGGTGCATGAACCATCAAAGGTTTTCCAGTATCATCAATAAGTGGTTTTCCGTCAGGACCTTTCTTCGGTACTTTAGGGTCGTTGTGAGCAGGACAATAAATTACAGTACCATGTTTTTTCTTTCCACCAGCTTTATTAGTAGTAACAACATGAAAAAATGCTTCTTCAATATGTTTTCTACCTGCTTTTGGCGGGAGCATTCTAAAAATTTCTTTTGATTTTCTAGGAACAAAGTACTTAGCTAATAAATCTTTTCCTGATTTTTTTCGTGAAGATTGTGCTTGTTTTTTTTGAAAGTCAGCAAACATCGACTTTAATTGCGACAGGTCTTGTCCTGTCTGGTCTTGATTTTCCATTTTCAATTTGTTTTTCAGTTAAATTATTTTTCAATTAATATATATTGCTACAAATATAGCCTTCATTAAACATAAATACAAGAGTTTTTAAAAAAAAATTCTTTTTTTTATTAATTACCTAATAAATTATTAGAAACGACTGTAAACGATAACGTTTGCTTGTTTTCATAATAACTACCATTTTTTAATCTAATTTGTAATTTATAGTCTTGTGGTATTAACCATGATGTATCGATATCGAATTCATAACCAGTATTTGTTCGATTTACAGGTGTAAATGGTATTACATCTATTTCATAATTACTACCAGCAGTTGTAAATATTCTGTATTCAATATCCAAAGGTAAGAAATTATTTTGATTTGGATATAATTCTTTTATAGTTAATTTCACTTTTCTTATATTTCCAGCACTAATCTTCTCTTTTTCAGATAATCCCCAGAAATAAAAAAAATAGTTATCAAAATCGATTTGATTTGAATTATCAAAGGTATAATAATTTTTATCAGAAATCAGATAAAATTCACCGTTATGTTGACTATTTCTACCATTAATACTTAAATTCCATTCATCCCTGAATATAACAGCATCAGGATATAAATCCGAATCAATATTTAATATTATTTTATATACGCCTTTAGTTACGTTAATGATTGAATCACCAGTTAATGTTGTAACAATTTCATCATTATTGTCATAAATAACGACACTATTTACATCAATATTTTGTTCTATTCCACCAATATTAACATATAAGTATAATTCATTATCTTTATTTAAGTAAAAATAATTTCGGTCATCAGTAATTCTATCATCAACAACTGTTTCAATATATGGTTCATACCAAGTATTAGTATTTTTTGCATGAAATGCTATTGATTGTGTAAGTCTGGTTATTTCGTCTTCAAGATTATCAGGAAATTTAACACCTAAACCATATGAATTGCCAGTATATGTGCTTCCGCTACCATATAGTCTCTGATTAATATAATCGGTTATATCAATACTTAAATTTTCACTTCCTTTCTCAAAATCTTGTGTTCCAATTATTTCAGTACTTCCTGAATCATACACACCAGCAGTACTCCAATCAACATCGGTTTTTCTCTCTACCCAATTCGATGCCTGTTCTTTAGCTTCAAAAATATCATTAAAAATAAAATCATATCCACTTCCTTCATCCCAATCTTCTTTAACATTAAACAATTGTAAATCAAAACTACTTGCTCTTTGAATACTGTCAGAATACGATTTTTTACCCAAATATTGTTGTGCATAACTAATAGTATTGGTCATATGTAATGTATGTGTTATTCCACTATTTGGGACAATCGTACCATCATTAATTTTATTTTTTAAATTAGTTAAATCAATATCAAAAATAAACCTAGTTACTCTTTGAAATAATGAACCATATGAAATTTCAGTAACGGGGTTCTGAGAATTATTAGTTAGATTAGAACTAATTAAAGTATTGTTCTTCGAGAAATATGACCTTACTACACTCATTTTTTTTATTTTAATATAAATACTCATAAACAAAAAAGACTACCGATGGTAGCCTTTTTAATCTAAATTTATTTCTTAATTATCTAATATTGTGTTTAATCAATAATTTTACTGCTTCACTTTTTGTCATGTTATTAGAAAAATCTCTATCTTTTAATACCTGTCTAGCAACTTTTATCTGTTCTTCAGTAATAATATCTTTCTTATCTTCTTTTTCTTCGCTAATTTTCTTTAATAATTGTAAATCACTAGTATCTACTTCTTTTTCACCTTCTTGTCCTTGAAGACTAACAGTACCATCATTATCATCTTTACCTTTTACTGTAAGTTGATTTCCATCAGCATCCTGATAACGGTCACCAATATCACCAGCGTAATCATCCATATCTTCATTAGTATAATCATTAACATTATGTGGTTTATAACCTAATAATTCATCAGTTTCTTCATCTTCAAGATTTGGATTCTCTGGTTCTTCAACACCAGCTTCTCTTTCCATTTTATCGAGATGTGTATAATAATCTGGGATTTCAACTAAGTGGTCCATTGCAATCTCCAATGCTAATTTAGGGTCATCAGTATGTTCTAATTCAACTTCAAGTCCCATTGCAAGTTGTTTAGGGTCGAAATCACTTACACTTTTATCATCAGCTAATCCACCCTCTAAATTATCTTCCATTTCAATGTCAATATCATTATCGATATTATTACCAGATATTAACGAGCCATATTCACCAGTGGGTTTAATTGGTTCATCTTCTTCACCTAACTTTACCACCGATTGCGGTTTTTTCTTCTTCTTAGGAAATTGGTTTTTTGGTTTGAATTTTTTACCAATTTGGTCAGGATAATTATCTTTATCACTATCTTCATTCATTGTTTGAGAACGCATATCAGATAATTGAAGTGCTATTTTCTTAACCATTAAGTAATATTCGTCTTTAGAAATTTCGAATTTTTTTGCACCTAATTTATTTTCAAGTATTTCTTTGGCAAAAAATATTAATTCTTCTTTCGTTTCAAACGAAAGTAATTTATTGTAATTTCTATTTATAATGTCGTCAACATTTATATTATCAATAACATGATTTTCTTCACTAACAATAGATGATTGTTCAGCTAATTCAGATGCAAGTCTTTTAACTGTTGTAATATATGACTCATCTGGTTGTTGTATTGTTGTATCGGTCTTAAGTATTCTAATTGCTTCCTTAATATATTTTTCTTTCATTTCAGGAGAAAGCGAATTACTCATGCTATCATTTTCCATAAAATCTTCAGCCCAACTCGGAACAGCTCTTTTTTTATCTGTTTTTTCCATATATGGTGGTGGGTTTTTAGGTTCAGGAAGTTTTTTACCACTGATTTCCCAATCATTTTTACCCGCTTGTGCGTCTGCCATTGCTTGGTCATAAGGGTCAATACCTTTAGTACCATCATCAGCAGTAGGCACTTGAGTTTCAAAATCTTCTGGGTTTAATTCATCTTCAGCACTTTCAACATATTTTTCCATTTCGCTAACAAATTGTTCTAATTCATCTGACTGAACTCTTAAATCTGGATTTGTTGGTTTTTCATCGGCATATGCACTATGTGTTTGAATTTCTTCGCTTCCTTTTTTAAATGGAATTTTATCTATTAATCCAATTGCTTCTTCGTATATTTCATCATCGACATTAACTTTATCACTATCGGTTTCAAAATCAGCATATTGTTCAACTACACCCATAATTTCATCACTATATTTATTATTAAATTCCTTAACTGCGTTCATATTTTCAGGAAAATCGACATTGAAACTATCTGATACTACTTTAAATTCAGTTAAAACAGCACCACCAACATTATAAACCCCATCTTGGTCGCCTTCAGTTGAATTAATTTTAAATGTAAAACTGATTTCATTACCATTATTATCATTAGTAATGATTTCAACAAAATTTCCGTCATCAACTGTTTGGGTATTTGTTTGTTTAATACTAATTTCTTTATTTTTTAATTCATTAAATGCTTTTTCAATTAATTGACTACCTGTTTGCATATTATCACTACTTACTTCATTTAATTGAAATTTATTTACTCCTTGATACATTTCAAGGAATCTTTCTTTACTGCCGATTGGGGTTAATATCTTCATTTTTCTGTCTGTTTTTATTCAAAAATTATTGGATTGGCTTTACCAAACTTTCTCATTATTAATGCTGCTTCTGAATTAGCTTCGTTTTCAATTTCACTACCATCATCACCAGCACCTGCATATAATCTTCCTTCTTTTTTTTGTTTGCGATGAACTAATTCATGTGCTAATGTTCTTAGTACATCAGCAAGATTCCTATTTAATCCAACTACTCTAATACTATCGGTACTTGGTGTATTTTTACCAAAAGAAGTCATTTCTGCTGCTTCATTTGGTTCATAAGATATTTCAATATTATTATCATCAACATCCAGATATTCACAAACCTCATCAATAAATTTATTGATGATATCATTCTTCTTTTCTTTAGGAAGAATATCTTCATTAACTCTTTCCATCATTTCAAAGAGTCGTTGTTTTGAACCACTAGGATGAAAAATTCTCATTTTTAAATCTCATTAAAACTATCCTGTACATCTATTTTAGATTTTTGAGGTAAATCATCAAAATCTGCAACATATGTTCCATCAGGTAATTCTCTTATTCCTTTTTCTGTTTCATTAACACCATTCTTTTGGTCAAACCAATTTCCATTCCAAAAATCATTTAAATTAAAATAATAAGGATAACTAACATCGGTTTTATTCATGAGTTTTTCTGCATTCGTTGGTTCTCTTACTTCTTCAACATCAGCATTTAGAACATCCATTTTAGAATTCAAACCTTGTATTGTTGAATTCAAACCATCTAATTGGTCTCGAATACCTTTCATCGCCTCAATATTGTGCTTAATGATTTCATTTTGAAGTTCATCCACTTCATTTTCAACTTCTTCAGGTGCTAGTGTTCCCATAGGAACTGTTGCTTCAGGATTATCCATTGGTTCACCCATTGGCTGTTCTGCTGGTTGTTCACCAGCTTCAGCATCAAATTCTGGTGTTGGTGTGGGTTCTGCATTTTGGGGCTGTCTATTAGATGGTGCAGGAGGTTCTTGACCTTCTGGTTTTGGAGCATCTTCTTGTTCTCCAGCCTCATTAGTAATTACAGGTACTTCGTCAAATTCCTCATTAGCACCCACAAGTGGGCGATATTTAGGAGTTTCACTTATTACATACCCAGCACGATACTTAAACTCTCTTAAGAATTCTTCAGAAAGATTGATTTTCTTATCATTTGCCATAATTAAATGAATATTAGTATTGTTCTCTTAGAAGCATTTTTCCATCTTTAGTAACATATTGACGGTCAATTCTTTCAATTAATCCAGAACGTTCATTCATAATAACTTTTTTTGTTTCTAAATCGTCATTTTTTTCTTCTGGAACATCAATAAATTTATTGATTGCATCTTCTTTTTTATTTTTCATAATATACTATTTTCATATAAATACTTATATTTTTTTAAAAATTTCAAATATTAAATTTAGAACCACCTAATCCACCAGTTTTTCTTCTATTAAGCATTTCCCAACCATCATTTAAGTATTTATTATAATAATATTCTTCCATTTTAATTGCTTCTTTAATTGGAATATAATCAGTTAATTTCTTTATTATCGGTTCTAAATTTGTTTGTTTAATATGCACAGTAACAGCATCACAATTATCTCTTTTTCTATTTTTTTTCCTTTTATTTAAGTCATATGTTAGTCCTACATATGCATGATTATCTAAAAATTCATAAACATATATACATCTATGATATTTATCACCACGAGGAATCATATGCTTACATATATCATCAATCCAACCTTTTTTTAATGCAATATTATATACATGTTGAGAATTTCTTATAAAATCTGTTTTTGTTTTATATTTTAATGCTTCATTTTTACAGTTCTCAAATGAATGCCAATATCTATTTGGTAATTTCTTATATTTCATATGTTGACATATTTCATCTAACCAACCATTATATTTTGCTGCTTGATAAGCATTTTTATCCCCTAATTGAAATTCTTTCCTGAATTTATATTTTGACGCAATATTTTTACATTTTTCTTTTGACCATTTAAATGATTTAATATAAGGAATTTCCATGTGTTTACATACTTCATCTATCCATCCATTTCTAACAGAAGCAGCATATGCTTTCGGAGAATTTTTATAAAAATCTATTCTATATTGATATTTATTTCCTTCTTCCTGACATTTTTCTTTAGTCCAATAAATTTTTGGTTGATATTTTTCATATTCTTTGGTTATTTCATTTAACCAATTATTTTTTTGTGCAATAAAATATCCCCAACTACATTTTTCTTTAAACTCACGTTTTGTATTATATTTTAATGCTTCTTCTTTACACCTTTTAAATGTCCATTTTATTGGATGGGCTAAATTTATCATATGTTTACAAGCATCATTAAGCCAATTATTCTTTCTTAATAATTCATATGCAGCAATATATTTCTTTTTAAAATCTCTTTTATTATTAAATAATAATGCTTTTTCAAATGCAAGTTCTTTTGTCCAATAGTTCCGTTTTTTTCTCATAAAAAAATCGTTTAATATAAATACTAAACGATTTGATAAAATTTATATAAAAAATATGGTCAACAATTATTTTGACTAAATTGTTATAAGATATCTTTTTAAATGTTCGAAGTTAGGAAATATTTTGTAGTATTTTTGGTGATAACTTCCATCAGTATCAGTATTTACAGAAGCAGTCCTACCATTGATTTGAAGTAATATGTCATCTACATTAAATTTGAAGAATTCATACATCTTAAGATTTAAACCATATATCTTATTATCAGATAAAAGATATATCATTTCATCTTTATATCTATATGCTTTCTCAAATTTTTTAGGTAATACATCCATTAAGTCCGTCAAATCTTTTATTTGAAAAAAAACTGGGTCTAAATTAGTATAGATGTATTTTGGTTTGAAATAAAATTGTGGAACTAGTTTGGTGAAAGTATTTACACCTTTGACATGTGAAGGCTTGCTCTCATTAAACGCAAATTCCCAATACAATTCATTAGTAATTATTTTCTTTTTTAAAATATCGGCATTTTGAATAATAGGATTATCGGGATTACAGGCTTTCATAAATGACCAACCCACATATAATGTAGGCAAACTCTTATCCAAGTCATCATAAGATATTGGTTCGTTAAAATAATTTACATAATCACTTTTATTGTGATTAACTAGTTCTTTTTCATGAATAATATTAGCTATTTTCATTAAGACTTAATTTAGATTTATAATATTCGTATGTACGTTTTAATCCTTCATATAATTTAGTTTCTGGTTTCCAACCAATATTCTTACTTAATTTTTCATGATTAATAGCATATCTGAAATCATGACCCTTACGGTCAGCTACAAATTTAATATAATCAACATATTCAGGTGATAAAATATTCATTTCTTTTATTTCAGACTTAATATGAATATCAATCAACATTTTCACAATATCGATATTAGCAATTTCTGAATCACCACCAATATTATATGTTTCACCAAATTCTCCTTCATGAAATATCACATCAATTGCCTTAACATGGTCTTTAACATATAACCAATCTCTAATATTTTCACCTCTACCATAAACAGGTATTTTCTTATTAGTAAGTAAATTTGTGATTGTTTTCGGCAATAATTTTTCTACATGTTGTCTCTCACCATAATTATTACTACAATTTGAAATTATTGTAGGTAATTCAAATGTATTAAAAAATGCCCTTACAAAGTGGTCTGAGCTTGCTTTTGAAGCAGAATATGGACTACGTGGGTCATAAGGGGTGTTTTCAGTAAAAGGGTCGGAATCGGCTTCTAAATGCCCATAAACTTCATCTGTTGAAATATGATAAAATACATGTTCACCCAATTTATCTTTCCAAACTTCTTTAGCAGCATTCAATAAATTTAATGTACCAGTTACATTTGTTTCAGCAAAAACATTTGCATTTTCAATTGAATTATCAACATGGCTTTCAGCGGCTAAATGAATAATAGCATTAATATTATCAGTTCTAAGTATATGTCTACAATCAAAACTACTTCTAATATCTCCATTATATACACTAACATTTTTATATTTACCATCAGCAAGTTCATTATAAAAATCAAGATTTGCTGCATATGTTAAAATATCCATTACAACAATTTTATAATTTGAGTATTTTTCGGCAAAATGTTCAACAACATGACTACCAATAAATCCTGCTCCACCTGTAATTAATATATTTCTATCCATTAATTATTTTACTTAATATATTATAAATCTTTTCTGCACTATTTCCATTACCAAAAGGACAAATATAATCAATTTCATTATTAATTATATTATAATTAAAAATTTCTTTCAATTTATCTGGACTTTCTACCATAAAAGTACTTTGACCAATTGCTTCTGGTCTTTCAGTAACTTTTCTGCAAGTTAAGCATTTTTTATTAAAAAAACTACATTCTTCTTGAATTCCACCACTATCTGTTATAACTAATTTAGTCTTAATTAATAATTCTAACAGTTCTTCGTGTGACATAGGTTCGACAACTTTAACATTCTTTAATAAATGTTTATGTTTTTGTACATTTGGATTTGGATGTAATGGAATTATAAATTCTAAGTCTAAATGTGTTTGAGCTAAATCATCAATTTCTTTAAACCATTCTGCCAACCAGTGATGATTTTCTCTACGATGCATAGTAACTAATACTTTGTCGGTATATTCACATTTTTCTTTATATTTCAATAAATTATCTAACACAGTATTCCCCACAACAAATTTTTCACCCAATATTCTTTCATTTTCCAAATTCATCCTACTTAATTCAGTGGGGCATAAATGAATATCAGTTATTTGTGAAACTATTCTTCTGTTTTGTTCTTCAGGATATGGGTTTTGATTATCATATGTTCTAAGTCCTGCTTCAAGATGAATGACTTTAATTTCATGATGAAATGCTGATAATGCAACAGCAAGTACAGACGTAGTATCTCCTTGAACCAATACATGGGTTGGATTAATGCCTTCAGTAAGAATCCAAGAAAAATATTTCGTCATTGTTGATTTAACAATTTCATTTAATCTATTGTTGTTGGTTTCTGGGATTTCTAATTGAAAATCAATTTTCTGTTCTTTTAATAAGTCTTTATGTTGACCAGTAAATAATATTTTATATGAAAAACCTTCTTTATTAAATATATCAATAAGTGGTTTTATTTTTATATATTCTGGTCGTGTACCGTATGCTAATAATACCATAATATTATCTTTCAAAATCAATATATTTTTCTTTATTATTTACTTTAATTACATCAACATCAATTAATTTCTTCCCCCCAATATTTATCCTTTTTTTTCCAATATATTCCACATTATCAAGCCATTCATAAATAAATCCATATTTTTTTGAATAACCATAAAACTTTATTAATTTATTTTTATCCATTAATGAATATATATGAATTAAATTATCCATCTCTTTTTTATTTTTATCTTCTTTAATATGTTTTTTTGAAAAGAATAATTTGTTTTTATATAATAATTTATGATAAAAAGTTCCTGAATATAATTCCTTTTCGTCCACTTCGTTTATTTTAGATAAATCAACTAACCCAAATTTTTGTTTATCACTACCTATGTGTCTTTTATAATTAGAAATAACTTTAAATTTATTTTCTAAATCAGAACTATTAAATACAACAACTGAACGAGTTCCTCCAGCAACATCCCACGTGCCGATGATTTCATAATTTAAATTAAAATGATTTAATAAATCTATTTCATATTTAAAATATTTTTGTTGTTCTTTATACCAATAAGTATTATTTCTTTTTATTTCACTTAAATTTCCAGAATCAAATATTAAATATTTTGTCCTAAGTAATAATTTTAAAAATATATCATCTGCAACTTCTAAACCATAAGCACCCAATAAATGATGATATATACTCAATAATAATGTACAATCATTTATTTTAACATTATTTGATGTAACGATATCTTCCACATTAAATTCATAATCTTTTGGAACATTTAAATCCTTTGATAAATCAATACCATAAACCATTTTATTTAATTCTTTTTGTAGTGGATAAGAAATATCACCATTATTACACCCAACATCAAAAATAAAATTAATATCACTTGATTTTTTATTAACATATTCAAAAACAAAATCCTTTTTTTTTGTTCCTGTTCTTATATAATAACTCGAATTGTCTGTTGTTTTCATATTTACTCTTTCTTTGTATTTTAAATTGTATTATTTTATCTTATATATAACGTAATTACCACCTAATTCCCATTGGTTAGTAGAACCTGAATCTGATTTTGATATTAATTCAACATTATCAAATATTTTTTCAAATTTTTCAACAAAATCATAATGATTATAATCATCAATAACTACATATGACCCTTTTTTTAATTTTCCATTACAAACTAAGAAAGCAATATTTCTCCCATTACCATGAGGACCGTCAAGAATCATTATATCAATATTTTTTGGTAAGTCTTCTTCAACTATTTTATAAAAAACATTTTTTTGTTTAGTATCTTTATCAGATAATAATTTATAAAATAAATTAGGGTTATATTTTTTTTCAATAAATTGTTTTTCATAATCTGAATCATAACATTCAACTAAATCAGTAATTATTAATTTTAAATTTTCATGTTTTGCTTTTGTCGAAAATTGAATATCATCATCATATGAAACAATATTTATTTTTTTTCCATCTAATATTAAATCAACAAAAAATTCTGTTGATACACCCGAACCAAATTCCAGAACATTTATTGGTTTTAAATCATATGATTTTACTATTAAAAAAATGTCTTGAAGACATTTTTTGGATAATCCCCAACCATCATTTTTATATTTTTCTAAGTTTACCATATACAAACTTTATTTAATGTTGATGCACCTAAATGATACCCTCTTGTTAATTTTAATTGTAAATACGGGTCTAATATTGAACCTATGTCTATATATGTATTATTTTTACAACCATACTCCCATAACTCATAAGTTAATATATTTGCTAAAGGACCTACTGCAAAAAGAAATATTTCATTTTTAATATTATTTATTTTAATATAGTTAATTATTTTGTCAACTAAATAATAATCATTCTGCCATGCATCAGTACCAACATACCATGTTTTTTTGGGAGTAAAATTTAAATTATTTAATTTTGAATTTTTATTTATTACTAAATTAATATTATGATTATTTAATTCAGGTATTAATTCATTAATTGTTCTTCTATAATTAGCATTTACAAAAATATTTGCCCATGTAAGATGTTCTTCGTCTTGACATGATTTATTCTTCATATATTGATATTTTTCCTGACCGACACAACACGGACATGCAATTCCAATATAATAATTATCATCCTTATTAACATATGATAATAATAATTTATTTCTAACCCCAATATAATCGGTTATATTGGGGTCAAATCTAAATTCACCATTACCTTTTGAACGAATATCAATTGGATTTCCTTCTAATATCATTAATTCACCATCACCCCAACGTGATAAGGAAAAGTATTCACCATTTTTAATTTTATTTAAAAATTTATCAAAATCACCTTTAAATGTCTTCATTATTTTATGTTATTTACTGTTTTCCAACCATTATCAATACATTTAACACATATTTCACCTCGGACATTTAAATGATTACCAATTCTCCAAGAAGCATTATCATCACTACCAACAGTATTTCCAATATTAAAATCAGAACTCCATAATGATTTATCATTTTCTGGATGTGGTGGCACAAAAGTGTTAATATTACCATATTTTTGTGCTAAATAAGAAAACATAATATCTTCTCCATTATCCCAAGTATATGGTTTTTCATACCATAAATATTTTGCCCATTCTTGTCTAAAAAACCAAGCATGACCAACTAAATCAGCACGCTCTGTATTATTTGAATGTGTACCATTCCAACCATATTTATGATGTGGAACATATCCTCTACCATGAATAACAACACCACTTCCACCAAGAATACCATTAGTTTCAGGTTTTTGAATTGTATTTAAACAATTTTTAAACCAATTCTTTTGTGGAATAATATCGTCATCAAACATTGCAACATATTGTGTTTTAAGTAATAATGGGATTGTAAATCTTCCCCAAAATTTAGTATTCCAACTACACTCATATGTATTGATTTTTTCATCAATAGGTAGTAATTGTTCAACATCACTCATGTTATACCAAACATGTATATTCTCACTTTTAATTGGTATTGATTGATTTTTTATTGACTCTATTTGCTTTTCAAGCATATGTGGTCTTTTATAAACATTTAATATTACACTAATATCATTCATAATTTTCATATTTTTTTAATGAGTCACATAATTTTTGAGTAAAAACTCCTTTACCATTTATTCTAACATCACCATGTAATTTTGAATCATTATTACCATCATGATATACTAATGATTCTGGTGTTCTATAATAATAACCATCTAATCTATTAACATTTTCATTTATTTGAGTCCATGCCCTAACAGGAACACCTGCATTTTTTACTATTTCATCAACAGATTGCATTTGATAGTTTATACTTTTTATTACTTCAATATCCAATAAAGATATTCCATCAACAAAAACATTATTATTCCACCAACCCTCATTGTCAATTTTTTTATTTATAAATGACCACGTATGAGGCGAAATACCTCTCATGTTATCATCAATATTTTTTTGTTCAAAATAAATATCAGTTATTGTATCTAAGAAATTATCACATAATATAAAATCATCATCCATTTGTAAAACTGCATGACATTCAATATCTTTTAAAAATTTCCACATTTGATTATAACAATACCAATGTAAAAATTTTCCATTGGGTTTATCGTTTTTTAAATAAATTATTTCAGAAAATTCGTCAACTAATTTATCATATAATTTATCATTTGAACCATCATTTAATAAAATTATTTTAAAACTATATTTAGTTTCTTGTTCATAAAATTGAGAAATTAATCTCCTGACTTTTTGATATCTTTCATGTGAAGGAATACAAATAACAATATCATAATCAACCATTATTTTTTTATGATAAATTTTTGGTTTAGGTTTTCGTTTTCTTCCAGTTCTTATTTCATTTCTACTAACTAAACCAACCTGAACACGTATTGGTGGGTTTGCTGATGCTCTATCTTTATCTCTAACACCCATATTCTTAGTAGATTTTTTTAATTCAATTCTTTTTTTTATTATTTTTTTAACTGATTTCCGTTCTGCTTTCATTACCAAGTTTCGTCAAGTACATCATTATATAATTTAAATACTTGCTCGGCAGAGAAATTCGATTTATATTTTTCAATATTTTCTGGAACATCAGTTAATTCTTTATTTAAAATATTTCCTTTATTATCAACAGTATATATCCAACCTTTTTTACCACATAAAAATCCTTCAATTGTTGTCCTGCCTTTAAATATTCCAGCAGTATAATCACATTTCTTAATATAGTCTTCAACATTTGATTTAACACCAAGATATTTAACATGTTCATGTGATGAAAAATCACCAGCCAATCCACCATTGTCTGCACCAATAATCCAGAGTTCTTGATTATTTTCTTTTGTATTAATTATTAAATCACGTATAATCATTTCACGTAGATAATCAAGTGTTCCTACAAATAAAATAATTTCTTTTTCGTTTTTAACTGGTTTATAATCAGTATTAAATCTTTCTGTATCAAAAGGATTATCAATTTCAATAATTTTATCATCAGTAATTCCGAATGTTTTAATATAATCAGTAATACTTTCTCTAATACTAATATATCTTTTAATTATTGGATTTATAATTGGAACTTCAAATGTTGGAATAACTTCACTTCTGACATGCATAACAGCAGGAGTATTTGGATATAATTGTAATATTATTTCACCTATTGGTTTATGATTAACATGTATTATATCAAATTCTTTTTCATTTTTTATAAATTGAAGTTGGTTATTTTGATTCATTTTATAATTAGGTAAATTTCCTAGAGAATAAACTTTCACACCATTTTTTTGTGCCTTACTTAATAATGGTTCACCTACCATTGAAGATATAATCGTAACATCACACCCTAATTTTACTAGTTCTTTTGATAATTCATAATTACTTACTTCAGAACCAGTATAATTTTTAAAGAATTGACAACAAATTAATACTTTTAACTTATCTTCACTTACATGTCGTATTGGTAAATCATATTCTTTTATAAATTTTTGTCTATTTTCTTCCCAACCAGCATCAGTTTGACCAACGGATTTATGTAAGATTTTTATATTGCTGATAACACCAATATCTACTTCATCAAAATAATTATCAATACAAAACGGTATATCATAGAAATGAAATTTACCATAATTTTCATTAAATTTATTAGTAATTTTTTCTGGGTCAAACGACATAAAAAGTCCATCAATCATAATAGCAGGTTGTATTCCCCTAATTTGATTACTATATTCTGATATCCATTCATTTAAACCATTAGTATGTTCTACAATACCATACATTTTACTACGGTCATCCCACCATCTACCTGTTTCTGGTAAATATGTGCTTCCTGCAACACCTAAAATACCATAATTACTATGATTAAAATGTTTTAATAATAATTTACCCCAATCTTTTGTTTTAAAAACAATATCATTATGACACATAACAAAAATACAATCTTTTTCATTATAATCTTTAATTGCTTGATTATATATTTGAGGAAGACTGTATTGATTAAAATTTGGATAACAATAAGTTTTATGATTAACTCCAATTGTATTATCTATGTGGTTAATGAATTTTTGATTTTCTTCTTCGCTTAAATGTGAAGAAAATACTACTACAATATTATTTTTCATGTATATACTATTTGCTTCTGCAAACTTAATAATTTTAAATAAGAAACACAAGTATTTTTAGACGTTAGTAAAATATCCGTTTTTTAACCAACCATGATAATCACATTTCACACCATTATCATTAATTGAATTACAAACTATTGAAGGATGAAGAGTTTGAGTTTTAATATTAAACGTATGTGGACCTGTCGAGGTTTTACCACATCTGGGACAACAGATTATCAGTCCATATGAAGTAATTTTCTTTTTATCATTTTTATCCTGATGTCTACTGTAATAAATGCATTCACCTTTTTTTAATTCATTAGGATATGCATCTCTTTTAATTACTGCTTTCATATATTATTTTTTAAATGCCGATAGTGCTGCTTCATAATCTGCTTTGGCTTTATTTAATGGAAATGGAATTCTAATTAATGCACCATCTGGAATGTCGAATTCGTTTAAATACTTACCATTAGCATATATAATTAGAAAATCATAAAATGGATTATCATAGTATTTTTGAGCAATTTTATCCATCCTACTAAAACCAATATTCCAGTACTCATATTTATCACTTGGGTTTTCAGGTAAATTAATAAATGGCATTGAATCCGTTGTACCATTATCATTTTTTAATATTTCATATCTTTTATAATCTTGGTATGGCATTATTCATTTCCCTCTCTATCATTAATAAAATTATTATAAGCAGTATTTAATTCATTAGTTTTTTCACTAACAACTCCTTTTAAATACTGATAATTATCATTTGCTATTTTAGTCGCTTTACTATAAACACCCTTATCAGTAAATGTTGAATTTGCATAATAATTAAAACTAACAGCATTTTGTAATGCATCAATAGGTGCTTTCAATGATTGACCACCAATTATTTTCATTTGTAATGTAATATTTGCAATCATCGGTTGTAAACCAAAACCTTCTGGATTTAAATCCCAAGTAGTGTCGTTATAATCAATAGTAACGCTTTCAATAACTACTTTAGTATTAAAAAAATCACCTACTCTTAAAACACATATTGGTTGTTTGCCGAAAACAGAGTTTTTTGCTCTTAATATACCACCTTCATTAACAGCATCATATCGTTGAGCAGAACCTTGTCTTGTGCATTGTTGTAAAAAAGTAAGCCTTCTATGAAAATCTTCAGGAGTTTGTGAATGAAAAACAGGATTATATCTATTTTTTGCTATTGAGTCAAATCCATTTAAGACAACATCATCTCTTTCATTAAAAATATTTTCAATTACTTTTGTTTTTGCTTTTTTTAATTCTTTTTCAAGGTCATTAATTTCATCTTGAAGTTGTTCATTTCTAACTCTTTGTGATTCACTTAAATTAGGTTCTTTTTTATCGACTTCAACACTGTTTCTTGCAAATTTTATACTTACCTTTCTTTCTTCTTTAACTTCTTTAGCATTAATAAAATCTGGGTCTGCTGATATATTATTTGCTCTACTATCACCAAAATTAACTGTTTGAATATTATTATCTACTATTTCTTTAGCAGTACTTGCATCAAATAATGCTGTTAATCTGGCTTCAATTAATGCTATTGCTGCATCAATACGTCTTTTTGCAACTCCCTTATTATATGTTTGACCATCATCACTTAAATATAATTTCGATGCAAATCCACTAATAGTAATATCATAATATTTTCTAGATTCTTCATCAGCATAAAAATCTAATAAATATTGTGTTAAAAAATTAGTACTACCAAATTGACCATTAATATCATTTTCATCGGTATTATATTGGTCAACACCATCGATAAGAATATATTTATTATTATTATCAGTACTGTTTGGTACTTCTGCTAATCCTTCAACATAATAAATCTTATTATTAAGACCAAAACCATTACCGTCTTGAGCAGATAAACTACTTTCAATTATTTCATAGTGATTAGGATTATCATACATTGATTGAATAATAGTACTTTCTTCACCACTTTTAGGTCTGTTATTTTGAAAATAAATATTTACTGTTTTAGTTGATTTCACTGGTGGTTCTGCTTGTTCAGTTGGTGTTATAGTATCGAGTTCATTTTCTAAATCAGTAATTTTCTTTTGAATTTTTTCAATATTATATTCATTAGGTAAAGGGTCGCCACCAAATGCAAAAAACTCAGCAATTGCTTTGTTTTTATTTTCACCTTGTAAATTTTTATTTCTTAGTTGTTCGGGATAATCAACTAATAATGAAAAACTAAGAACAGCACTTCTTTCTGAATTCATATAATTATACATTGGCTCGTTTCTACCAACCATAACTGTTGATTCATATTTTGCAGAAGCAACTTCATTAAGCTGAATATTATATGGTGGAAACCACATCTTACGCCCACCAAATTGACCTACTTCACTTAAAGGAATAGGTGTTCCAAATTCATCATCAATAATTCCATATTTTACATCAGGAGGTCTAAAAGCACCAATAGCAAGATTTTCAAGACTAAACATTAAATTTTTACTACCATCTTCGGTATTATTTGTCGGATGAATTCTTGGTAAAATATTTTTATAAATTACAGAATCTCTATTACCACTCTCTCTACCATAAACCTGATTTCCTTTAAATCTAATAGTTTTAGCTGCTCTATCATAAGGGTCTAATGCCGTGTGTTGTCTAACACCAGTTTTACCAAATTGAATATTACCTAAAGTACTATTAATATCAACAATATTTCCACTATCTTCTGAATATTTACTTTGGTTTGCCATCCATAATGGTGAACCATTAAAACCAACATAATTTTCACCTTCTTTAAAAACTTTTCTAGTAATATCAACAAAATTTCCTTCAGTAGCATTTAAAAGATTTCTTGTATATTCTAAAATACCTTTTCTAACATTATTTTTATTAAAAATGTTAGTATCTGGATGGTCTTCAGTTTCATCATCAGTACCACGTAAATCCTTAATAAATGATTTTGCTTCATCAGCAACACCATCACGACCCCAAACAATTTGTTCTTCAGAATTATCAATAATTGTTTGTTCTTTTACAATATCTAATATATTATTTTCAGGATATTTTATAACAACATCACCAAAATTATCTTTAACATATTGATATGTTGGTGCATATTCTTGTACTGTATCACCACTAATACTATAACTTAATATCATTGCCTCTGTAGCATTAATATTTGCTATTGAAGCATTAAAAGATAATGTTCGATTAAAATATGGATGAGCATTATTATCATCGAAATTAAAAATTGGTTTAAAACTAGTATTGTTATTTGAGAATAAAGAATCAGTACTTGATTGTAGTTTAGGACCAACACCATTCATTTTTTCGGTAAGTACTTGACTATATTGAGAATTACTAATATCATTAAGTGGTTTATAAATATTTAAATTAACTGCACTTAAAAATCTTGATAACTGAACTTTACCTGTATTTTCTAAATAATCAATACTTGTTGGATTTTTAGAAAATGGATTAGCATCACCAAATACATCATATGTTTCAAAACCCAATATATTATTAGCAACACTACCGACATTATCTAAAAAAGTCTTATCATCAGGATTTTTTACAGTAATAGTATTATCTCTATTTAATTTAAATATGTTTTCGGGATTACCTTTAAGTGCTTGAGATAAATCTATACTTGGAATATATTGAGTACTTAAATTCGCTGCTGAATTATAAGCCATTTGTTTACCCAACATAATTAATCCTATTTCGGTTAATGGTGAACCATCATCTCTAAATGCATCATACGTATTACCTAATAAATTAGTATTTACTTGCATTCTATTATATTGAGGTACTACATTTAATACAGTAGAAATGCTACTTGCAACATTACCTTTATTATTTAAAGAGAATTTATTATTATTTTTATATTCGTTATCAATATCATATAAACTACGTGCAGATATTATATCACGATATTCTTCAATTGGAATCTCCTGACCATTATATTCAATATTACCATCTAATAATCTTGACATTTAAAACTTTTTTTAATAAATACTTGTAGAATCATTTTATAATATATATTTTTACATTGCGAAAGTATGTCCAAAAAATTCGTGAGCAATTCCATCCTTATATTAACAATATAATATTGGAGGTATTAAAATATAATTATTAAATTAACTATTTTAAATAATAACTTAAGATAATATTAATTTAATTCGGTCAGAATTAAATATAGTTATCCTGTGATGTTAAGTTTTATTTAGATTCGAAGAATTTAATTATAAATTTATAATCTTTGTGCTTTGTTTCGCAGAGACGAAGTAAGAGTTTTGAATACTTGCAAAAACTTGTCAAAGTTATAAAAAATATTTTACAATGTCAAGTGTAATAATAACTAATTTTATTAATTTATTCTATGTACTTAATTATTAATTAAATAAAATTATACTCTATCTCCTTTATTATTTTTTGCATTTTCATATTTTTGAACAGCACCAGTTGGATTATATGTTCGATTAAATACTTTTTGACCATCGATTTCCATTGTGATATTACTAACAACAGCAAGATTTTTATCTTTAAATTCTACTTGAAGTGGTTTTTTCAATAAATTTGCTAAATCTGCTAACATACCACCACCTTTAGCATTCATATTTGAAATAGAATTAACTGCTTTTTCAATTGCAATAAAGTCATCTTTACTTCCAGACATTACAGCTTGTATATTTCCAAAAGCATTACCTACTTTTACTAAATTATTTGCATGTTTACCAATTCTTCCAATTGTCATACTTAATCCAACTGCTGAAGGTAAAGTAATTGTTGCAGCACCTAATGCAGCAGTAATACCAGCTATACCAGCAGCAGCTTCACCTAAATTATCAACATCTTTTAATGCAGTAAACATATTACCAAAACTATCAGCCATTTTACTAATTCCTAATGTAGCTAGACCAATACCACCGCCTATCATTAAAATAGTAGTACCAAATGCCAATAAACCCGGTGCTGCTGCAGTAGCTGTTGCTCCAAGTGCAGCAATACCAACAGCAGCAAGAGCAGCACCACCCATGAACCATGCTAATGATTTAACAATACTTGATAGGGTTTCTGCTTGTTCTGATGTTAATTTACTCATTGAATCTGCTAGTTGACTAATACCTTTAGCTGCAAGCATAATACCAGCACCACTACCAGCCATTGCAGCACCAAATCCCGCACCTGTTCCAAGTCTTTTCATCCCAAGTCCTTTAGCTGCAGCACCTGCACCTTTACCAGCACCTAACGCTTGTGAACCACTACCAGCCATTGCACCACCAGTAGGAATAGCAGTAGATAATCCACGTGTTCCACGTATTGCACTACCAACTCTACCTACTGCAGCAGCACCAATTCTTCCAGCAAGAGGTTGAAGCAAACCTTTCCATAATAATCCTGCTGATATAAATAAACCAGCTACTTTTGCCCAAGCCATATCTCCTTTTTTTAACCAATCAATTTTTGGTTTTAACCATTCAGTTGTTGTACTTAATACTTGATTAACGCCATTTAATAATGGCAATAATGTTGTTTTTAAACTATTAATTGTTGCTTTAAATGTTTCATCAAATGTAAGTGCTTGTTTAGCTCGTTCTTCTAATAAAACTTGTTGGGTTTCAAATTTACTTGCTTGTTCTGCAGTTAATTCACGAATATTATGCATTGTTCCTGCAAGTGATACCTGAAATTTACCAGTTTCTTTATTAAATATAGCAGCACCTTCAATTACTTTCTTTTGTTCATCAGTAAATCCCATTCCACCCATTTGTTGACGCATTTTCTGTATTTCTGCTTGTCTTTGAGCAATTTCTGTTAATGCGCTGGCTTCCATTCCCATTGATTTAGCTACTGAAGCAATTCTATCACGGTCAGCAGGACTAATAAATTTTTCAAAACTACCATCAGCCATTTTTCTAAAACTAACTAATCCTTTAGTCATGTCAGCAATTTTTTCAGTAAATTTTGCTGGGTCATTACGACTAAGAAATAACATCTGAAATGGGTCGGTTTTAGCAAATTCACCACCCATTACTTGTAATTGGGCTGCTAAATCAATTGCACCTTCAAGATTACGAGAGACATCAGCAGCATTAAGTGCTTGATTTATATCGATTTTAAATTTTTCGGCATATGCAGCCATTTGAGCAAATCCTTTAGTACCTTGTTGAAATGTATATGTATTTAATCGTTTAAAATTATCATTAACTACTTTAAGTACTTTAGTGGTATTAACTCCCATTCTTTCAGTTGTATCAACAACACTTTGTACGTAATCCATTGTTCTTCTAGCATCAAAACCCATCAATTCGAATTGAGCACCAAGTTTAGTTGCTTGTTCAATTCCAAGTCCTGTTCCTTTACCTATATTAGTAATGTCTTCAACCATTTGAGCACTCATTACACGAGCACGACCTGTTTCATCGGCATATCCTTGCATTATATTTTGAATATCACCGATAGTACCACCTAATCTAGTAACATAACCTGCTGATTGTTCAAAAGCATTTCGCATCGCAACGGCTTTTGTACTAGATAGTCCTAAACTAAGATTTGTTGATTTTATTATTTTATCCTGTTCTTGAAGATAATTCCAACCATTTTTTATTTGTTGACCTAATTGTTTAGCTAAATCAACATTACGTTGTCTTTTTTTAACTTGATTTTCAAGTTGAGTATTAATATTTCTTTCTTCAGAAATTAATTCTCTTTGTGCAGTGAGAAGTTTATCTATTTGAACATTATTGTTTTTTCCTGTTTCACCTTGGTCTTTAATTAGCTCATTTATCATTTTCTGATAATTAGCTATCTGTTCAGTCGCTATACGACTTCTTTCTTGCTGATTAGAAATGCCTTTAAGATTTTGTCTTTGTTTTTCGTATTCTTGATTTAATCTTTCTAATGCCGATAATTTATCTCTTTCTCCTGCCATTTTTTTACTATTTACTATAAATACAAAAGACCGAGTTTTTTATCTCGGTCTGAAGTTATTTTTATTTTGTTCTCTATCTCTTATTTTCTCGATTTCTTCATTTTCTTTATTTAATAAATGTAAAAAATGTCGTCTTCGATATATAGGGAGTGTTTCAATGTAATCTGCCTGAAATTTAGCGTGTTTGGTCAATATATATATTTCTTCATCGACCATCTTTTTATACTCCCCTGCTAAATGTCTGGGAAAAAAAAATCCACACCGACAGATAATAGAGCATTGAATTTATACCCGTCTTCGGCAGTAAATTCATAATTCATATCAACATCTGGACTAACATCTAGTATTTTTCTACGAATAGTTAATGCATCCATAGCTGGCATAGCATCAACAAATTTATTAATATAGGTTCTATCACTATTATTGTCGATTGATACAATATGTGATTTTAATTTTAACGTACTATATTCACTAAATTCTTGATTAAACTCTTTTTTTAGTGCTTCTGCTTGTTGGTATAATATATTTTCTTCTCCTGAAGTCAATAATCTGATTTTAACATTTTTTTTACGCATTGGAAGTTTAAGAGTAAAATGTCCGTTTTCATCAGGTAATTCTTCTATTTTTTTATAACGTAATTTATTTAAATCTACTTTTGATTTAAAAGGTTTATTTTTTCTTGGGTCAGTTACTTGAACACTATATTCTGAACCATAACTTGAACTACGTAAGAATAATATAATAGCATTTCTATCACCTGCAAGTAAATCATCAATATTAACACCTTTAGTTTTAATTTTTCTCTTTAATAATACATCTAAAACCGTACCGTTTTCAATTAAAGATGGTGTTGTAAGCAAGTCTTCATCTTTTGATGTCATGTATTCAACTTTAACTTCACCTACACCATTTTTATTATATAAACCTTTTGATGGTAATTTAACAATTTCATATGATGTCATTAAATCAGGGTCGGTTTCTCTACTCATAACATCTTGAAATTCTTTTGTATTATAATCATTTGCAGTAGGCATTGAAGCTGTTTGAGGTTCAGAAACAGGTGGGTTATTAGGTGTTGATTGAGGTTTAGACATATCAGGTGTTGCTGTTGTATCATCAAGAGGTAATGATTCAACAGATTCTGGTGATGGAAGAGTCCCTTCATCACGCATTTTCTTATATTTTTTCAATACATCTCCAATTGGTTCTCTTTTAGGATTTTCGTTGTTTTCCATATTTAAATTATAATTTTTTATATTTTATTATCATTTTTCATAAATACTACAAAAAAAATTTTGTTCGTAATTCAAGAAATTTATTTTTTTACCGTATTAGCATATATAAGTGATTACTTTTTTATTATAAAAATTAACTAAAGAATTAGATTAAATAATATATGGGTAGAGATAAATATAAAGAAGATAGAGAATTTGAAGAAATAATTTCTGTAAATAGTGATATGGAAATTTCTAAAATAAAAAAAATAATAAGTGCTTTATTACCTAAAGACATTAAAATAATTTCTAAAAATGAAAGTCAGAAGAATTTAATTAAATCTATAAAAAATAATGAAATTACGATTTGTGCAGGACCTGCTGGTACTGGTAAAACTTATGTTGCATTAGCATATGCGTTGAGTTTATTGAGAAAAAATAATAATCGATTTAAGAAAATTTATTTAGTAAAGTCAGTAACTACATTAAAAGGTGAAGAAGTTGGATTTATTAAAGGTGATTTAAGGGATAAAATAGACCCTGCAATGTGGAGTTTTTATATTAATATGGAAAAATTAATATTAGATAACACAATAAATTCATTAATTGAACAAGATATCATTAGACCATGCCCATTAGCATATATGAGAGGTGCTAGTCTTGATGATTGTATTATAATTGCCGATGAAATGCAAAACGTTACATTGGATAATTCCAGAACTTTACTTACAAGAATAGGTAAGAACACTAAATTAATATTACTTGGTGATATTAATCAAATTGATATGAAAAATAAAAAGGAAAGTTCATTAGAAATACTATTAAATATTTTTGATGAAATTTCTAAAATTGGTGTTATTAAAATGTCGGAGGAAGACACAAATATTAGAAATCCTCTTATTAGTGTTATCGAAGATAAATATAATGAATATTTTGATAGTATTAATAAAAAAGAAAGAAATTATGCAAGACGATTATTAACTAATTAATTATGGAAGAAAAAATATTAGTGATTTATATTGGAGTTCAAGGTATAAGAACAGAAGATATTGAATACTTTACAAATAAAGTAGCAAAAAAAATCATTCCTTCAACATTTAAAGGTGAGGTAATTGTATTACCGATTCAATCATCTGATACGAGAATTGAATGTATTGAACCTAAATATATTACAGATGATGAATTAATTAAAGAACATTCTGAATTAATGAAGGATTTACATAAAGAACTACATCATCAATTAAAACAAATGAAAGAAAATTATGAGTAAAAAAATAAAAATAGGTATTGATATCGATGAGGTATTGAGAGCAAAATGGTTGCAATTTGATAGATTTTATGTTCAGGAATTTGGTGAAGAAAATGTTCCTGAAGAACCATATGTATTTGATTTTTTTAATGAATATAAATGGGAAGATACTGTTGAAGAAATCAAAGAAATGCGTGAACCAGAAGACACACCAGAAGAAATAAATCCAATTGACTATCAACTTGATGAAAATGGTGAAGCCCCTGCTGATTTTATGTTATATAAACCAACTGAAAAAATTGAATTAACAGCAAAAGAAGTTTATAATAGATTTATGTATGAAGATTTTCTTTTTGAAATTCATGGTGCTGCACCAAAAATGTATTCTCAATTAGATTTAGATGTAAATAAGTTTTTAGAAAAATATGAAAAAAGACTTAATTATACTGTGATGTCAGTTGAAAATAAATTCAGTATTCCACCTACATTATTTTTCTTAAGTAAGATTTCATGTAGATTCAAGAATTATAAATTTCTTAATAAAGCCACTGATATGTGGAAAGAAGTGGATGTTTTAATAACAACAAACCCCGAAATATTAAAATTAGGTGCGCCTTGGGGAAAAAAAATTATAAAATTAAAAAGACCTTATAATGAAAATATAAAATCAGGTTCTTTAGAAGTTCTACAAATTGCTGATTTAATTAATAATAAGGATTTTGAAAAAATAATAAAATATAAAAAGAAATAATAAAATGAGTGAAGAATTAGAAAAAGCAACAGAAAATGCTGAAGTTCAAAAAATTGAGAAAATAAAATCTAGTCTCGATAAATTAAAAAATAAGAAATCTAAATTCTTATTTGTAGTACCTGAATCACAAAATCCAGTTGCTAGTGTATATGAAATATATTTTCATGCAACAGTTGTGAAAAATTTAGGTTATAAAGTAATTATAATGGTTGAAAAAGGTGATTATGTTGTACCTACTTGGATAGAGAAAGAACTTACCGACCACGAACATATGTCAATGGCAGACCCTAAATTAATGGTAGGTCCTGAAGACGTAATGGTAATTCCTGAAGTATATTCAAACATTATGGAACAGACAAAAAATCTACCGTGTTTAAGAATTGGTCTATTACAATCGATTGATTATATGACGAATTCTCTGATACCGGGTAGCGATTGGTCGTCTTTTGGAATTCAAGATATAATTACGACTTCTCAAACACTTAAAGACTTATTTGAAACATATTATGGTAAAAATAGATATGATATAAAAACATATGATATCGGCATACCAGAATATTTTGAAAAAACTGAAAAACCACAAAAACCTGTGATTTCAGTTATTGGTAGAAATGCTAATGAAATATCAAAATTAGTTAAATTATTTTATAGTAAATATCCTGAATATAATTGGGTTACTTTTGATACTATGTTAACTAGAAGCAAACCGCCTCAACCAATGCGTAGAGTTGATTTTGCAAAAAGACTTCAAGATAATTTTGCTGCATTATGGATTGATAGAATATCTTCTTTCGGAACATTTCCATTAGAGTGTATGAAGTCAGGTACTATCCCAATTTGTTTAAAACCAGATATAATGCCTGAATACATGATTGAAAGAGATGATAATGGTGTGCCGACTAAAGCATTAGACGATGCTGGTATTTGGACTGAAAACTATTATGATTTACCAATTTTATTAGGTAATACAATAACTAAATTTTTAGATGATGAAATTTCAGATGAAATTTATAATACTATGGATAAAGTAGTTTCTAAATATAATCAAAATAATAGTGAGTCTCAAATAATTGACATCTATACGCAATTTACTAATAAGAGAATTGAATTAATGGAAAAGTCTCTAGAAACACCAATTACTGAAGAAAAATAATATTAACAAAAAAATATATAAAATGAATATATCAATAATTATTCCAATACATAAATATGATGAGACAGTAAAAAAATATTTAAGTAATGCTGTTGAATCAATAAAAAGACAAGAAGATTTTAATTCAACAAAAGTTTTAATTGTTTCACCTAAAGAGGTTTTAAATCAAGTAATTCCTGAAATTAATAAAGAGGAAAATCTAAATATTAATTTTATTGAAAATACTGGTGAGATAGATTATCAATCACAAGTTAATTTAGCTGTTGAATCGGTAGATACTGATTATTTTACTGTTCTTGAATTCGATGATGAACTTAGTTCAACATACATAAAGAATTGTGAAAAATATATTAAAAATTATCCCGAAGTAGATATATTTTTGACAATGATGATTGAAGTCAATGAAAAAAATGAAGGACTTAAATTAACCAATGAAACTGTTTGGGCACAACAATTTGTTGGTGAAAATGGTGAAATGGGTTATTTAAATATAAATGCTTTAAAACAATATACTGATTTTAAATTAAGTGGTGCTGTCATAAAAAAAGATGAGTTTAAAAACATTGGTGGGTATAAACCAAATATTAAACTAACTTTTATGTATGAGTTGTTACTTAGAGCATTAAATAATGCATGTAAAATATTTACAATTCCAAAAATTGGATACAGACATCTTGCTACTCGTGAAGATAGTTTGTTTGGTAATTATCAGAAAAACATGAGTATTGATGAAAGAAAATTCTGGTTTGAGACAGCGACAAAAGAATCTAATTTCATGAATGACAGACCAATTGATTTATCTAAATTAAAGAAATTTGTAATTGCAGAATAACATTATAATTGAAATTATTATGAATGAAGCAAAAAGATAAATCAAAACAATATTTTGGAGAAAAAGAAGAACAAGCGGTTATAGATTATATTAATTCTGATTCGCTGGAAGAAAAAAATAAAATCTATAACGAAATATTGATTGAACCATTTAGAAAGATGATTCAATCAATATTAAGAAGATATCCTATACATATTGGTAATTATGATATGGAAGAGGTTGAATCTAATGCACTTACTCACTTAATCGAACACATGATTAAGTTTAATCCTAATAAAATTACTAAGTCTGGCAGTAAAACTAAAGCGTTTAGTTATTGTCAGACGATTATTAGGAATTACTATAAAGACCATAGTAAAAAAAGTTATAATGAAAAGAAGACTAATTTAAATTTTGACGATTATGTTGATGAGATTAATAATAATAGAAATTTCACTTATGAAATGGAATTAGAAAATCAACATCAACTTGAAAAATTAATAAAATCTGTTGTTGATAAGATTGAAGATAAAATTGATAACGACCCAACTATGAAAAAAAATGAAATTTTAGTTGGTGATGCAATTGCTAATGTATTGAAAAATTGGCAAATATTATTTATGGAAGATAGTCCAGATGGTAATTATGATAAACGTGTTACAAATAAGTTTGCTAAAAATAAAATATTATTGTATTTGAAAGAACAAACTGGATTAAGTACTAAAGAAATTCGAATTGGGATAAAACCATTTAAAGAAATTTATTTTTTTGAAAAATTAGATTATATTGATGATTAAATAAATTTTTAAAATTAGTATTTATATGTACTAAAACTATAAATATGGCTAGACCAAAACGTAAAAAATTAAAATTTGATGAAGATAGTGTAAATAAACTACTTCAAGAGATATATGATGAAAGTCATAACCAGAAAGCTAAAATAACAAGACTATTCACTAAATGGGAAACCAAGATTAAAGAAACTGGTGAAGTTGCAGCAATTGGTGACCAAATAGTAAAATTGATTGCTGCCGAAGCAAAAAATCAAGACCAAAAAATAATGTTACTCCGTTATTTAAAAGAAGTTGTTTTTGATAAAAAAGGTGATGGTGCAAATATAAAAGGTCAAACCAGTACTGAAGAAAAGGGTGAAATTAGTACTGAAAGAAGAAATGAACTATTAAATTTTGTTCATGATGAATTAGAAAACAAAGGAAAAAATTAAAAATGAGCATTGCTGGTGATAAAAAAAGTGTTTTTAATACAATTGGTTCTTATACTTCTTTAAATAACCAAAAAGAACCTGCATTACAAAATAATACTTTCTCGTCAATAAATAATAAAGATGATGGGTCAGCATTTATTATGGATGTTATGAAAACAGTTGCGGGAACTGCTGCAATTAAACTTGCTATTGGGCAAATGTTTTCGGGTTTAATTAAGGAAATAGAACCTAAATTAAAAACTACATTAAAAAAGCAATTTACTCAATCAAATGCAAGTCAAGAGTTTTCATCTGATTTTAAAAATAATGGTGTTACTACATCAGTAAAATCTATTGATAGTAAAAATAAATTAAAAGTTAATCCTAATTCAGCCAGTGGTAACCTAATCTATGGTTCGACATCTAATACATTTGATAGCACTGCATATGACGCAATTCAAAATTCAGGTAATTTTGAATCATATAATAATATGTCAATAAAATATATTGAAAATGATGACAGTTTTCAAATTAAACCAAATATTAATAATCAAAATGTTGGTGAATTTTTTAATGGTTTTATTGATGATACTGAAATATTAAATGAAAAAGAAATTATTAGTTCGGTAATGGATGGTGTTTATGGTACATTAGCAAGTACTGAAGGAAAAACTACCGACCAAATTTATGAAGAATTAAAACTAGAACAATCACTAAATCAAGTTCTTGAAGGTAATGATTCATTTATTATTTCACCAGAAGACAATGATAATTTATTAAATCGAGCAAAAGAAATATCTGAAGGAATAATTAATTATGATATGGGTTGTGGTCTAATGCCTTCAACTTTAAATTTTAATGATTTTGATAAGTTAATAAAAAATATATCTGGGTCAACAGACCCGTATTTTATTGGAGACCAACTTGAAAAAACAATTGATGAAAGTAGTTCTTCACCTGAAACAAGTAATGAAAATAAAGAAACAATTAAAGACGGTTTCTTTCAATTATTAATTAAAACATTTATATTAAAGATAACTGAAGCATTAACTGCTTCACCTCAAGTAATGGCATTATTTGCAATAATGAATGCTTTACAAGGCGGTGGTAGTTTATCTAATAATGCTGTAGATACAGTAAAAAGTTTTAAAACAGTAATTAAATGTTTATCAAAAGAAATTAAGACATTAATTGCATCGTTTTTATTTTCATTAGCAGTTTCTTTTATAATAAAATTAATTGAACCAGTAATAAAACGGATTATTAAAGAAAAGATTAATCAATATATTGACCTTTTAAAAAGTTTAATTCCCGTAAGTATTTAAAAATTTAAAATTATGATAGTAGACCAAAAATTAAACAAAGCATTTGTTGGAGTATATCTTATCGATGGTGATAAAGAAGGAACTCAATTAGCAACAACTTCAAAACCAAATTGGTTTAGAAGATTATTTACTAGACTATTCTTAGGATGGAAATGGATTAACATAAAAAAATTAAAAACAAAATAATATGGCAGTTGATTTTGGAAGTATTGAAGGAATTATAGGGGGATTTACTAAAGTATTGAGTCTTTCATCAATTGGAGGACCACCTTCAGTCCCTACTCCACTTATTTTGGTAGGTGTGCCTACTCGTTCAGGACTATCACCAACTAAAATTGCTTCTAATATTATCTCAAGAAAGTCTGAAGCAGGATTACCTGTTGGTGTATTACCATCAGGAGATGTTAATCCTGATGAAATTATGGAACGAATTAGAGTTGAAGAAATAATAAAAGCAATACAACAAGATATGATTATTAGTGTTGCCGTTCCACCGGGCATAACATTAACTGCAGCAGGAGTTTCGGCTGCAGGACCTGTATCGGTTTTCGGTTCAACAATAAAATTAGTTAAAGCATACGGAATAGCTCAGTAATGGAAAATTTAAATAAATATAGCCCGATTCAACTTCAAAAAATGGGTAATGATATTAAAGCAAAACATGATGCTTTAAAAAAAGAAATTATTGACCATACATATGAAATGGAAGAAATTGAAAAAGAAATTAATATAAAGGTTAAATTATTAGAAGAACTTGAGAGTAATTATGTTATGATTATTGAAAAATTAACTGAATAATGGGATTTGATAAACCAATAGTACAAACAAGTAACTCTAACAAGAAAGAAAATGCAAGTATTGTTAGAAACCGAACTATTTTTTATGGTGAAGTAATTGATATTAATGATAATACTGATGGCGGTAGAATTAAAGTAAGAATACCCGAACTTGATAACAGAACCGCTAATAATGAACTTCCTTGGGCATATCCATTATTACCAAAATTTTTTCACATTTATCCTCAAATAGGTGAAATGGTAAGAATTTTTATTGAAGATAATAAATTTCCAGAAAGAAGTAGATTCTGGCTTGGAAGTATCATTTCACAACCACAAAGAATTGGATATGATTCTAAATTCACTGCACTTTCAACCACTAATCTAGCACTTACAAATCCAGATAAAGCACCATCTACTTATCCTGATGCTGAAGGTGTATTTCCAACAAAATCAGATGTTGGTATTGTGGGAAAAGTAAATACTGATATTATATTAAGAGTTAATGAAGTTCATATCAGAGCAGGTAAACATGAAAATGATGACATACTAAAACTCAATACTGAAAATCCTGCTTCTATTCATATGGTTTATGAACCAACAGGTGAAAATAGTAATAAATATTATAGTAATACCGTTATTCAAAGTGATAAAATTGCTATAATTAGTCATGAAGGAGAACCAAATTTTAAAGCAGCAAAATTAAGTCCAGAAGACAGAACAAGGATATTTGAAAACGGACATCCAATTGCACGTGCAGATGTACTAGTAGAAGCACTAGAAATTATTAGATTATCTATTCTTGGTCATATACATGGTTACTCTGGAATTTCTGCTGATAAAAACGATATTATTAATAAACTTGAAAAACTACAATTTGAATTAATTAAACAAAATAATATTGTGACAAATTAATTTTTTATATATTTGTTTCATGAATATTGATGTACCAAAAAAATTCTTTACTACATTTAATGAAGTCATTTATCACGATGAACCACATAAATATTATATTAATGATAAACAATTAATTAGTGTTACTACCATTATACATAAATATCAAGAAGAATTTAATGAAGACTATTGGTCTAGAGTCAAAGCAGAAGAATATGGTCTTAGTCAAAAAGAAGTAATTCGTGCATGGAGATTTATTAATAAAAAAGGAACAATGAAAGGTTCTGCTATTCATGATTATGCTGAAAATCTTTTTTTAAATAAAGTCTTCCCTTATCCTAAAGAATTAATCTATAATGAATTTGGTTTTGACCCTGTACTAGAAGAATATAATATAACTAAAAATCATGTAAATAAATTTCATAGTGATGTTCAGGGAAAATTAATTCCTATTCGAACAGAAATGATTGTTTATGATAAAGAATCATTAATTGGTGGAATGGTTGATATGTTATTTTATAATGTTAAAGCAGGTGAGTTTCAAATATGGGACCATAAAACTAACAAAAAGTTAACAATGAATTCTGAAAGAAGAATGAAAGATGAACTTTATATGTTAGAAGAAAGTGATTTCAATATATATTCATTACAATTAGGAATTTATAAATATATTATTGAAAAAAATACTAAAATAAAATTGGGTAAGTCATATATTATATGGTATTCACATAATAATGATAATTATAAAATTATAGAAATGAAGGATTTAACTTATTTTATTAATATAATTATAAATAAAAGAATTAATGAAATTAAAGCAATGTAAATTTATTTCGTTTTCTGGACAAACCAATATGAACTAAATCACCATATAAATAATTATAAAATTTTAGTATATCTTTTTTATTTGTTATTCGAATTTGTGATGAATAACCACCTCTACTAGAAATTATACGTTCTCTAAATTTTTCTATTTCAATCTCATTAAATAAATTAATAATGAAAGACCAATTTTGTTCTTTATGACCAGTAAATGCAACTGAATGATGACCTTTAGGAATTATGGTAACCGACCCATCACCGTCAAAAAAACCTCTAAACCATAATTGTTTTTGAAGATAATTTAATTTATCTAATATTTTTTCTGGTGAATTTAATTTATTTCTATAATCATTTTGAATTAAGAATTCACCTAATTTTCGATTTGAAGTCCAGTTAACTTCAAGAAAATTTTTATTTTTAGTATACGAACCCTGATTTCTTGTTTCATACAATCCCCAATTTCCTGTTTTAAGAAATATTTTTCTAAACTCAATATTATCTTCTTTTTTTGTAGAATGTTTAATTTGAGGTGTTTTTGCATTATTATTTGCAAAAATAACTGTGCCATCAGCCCATAACAAACCGAGAATATATGCATGTATTGGTGTTTTAATTCTAATAAATTTTTTTGAATCAACTTTTTCAATTTTCATAGTAATTAGTTTACGTTTCCCAATATTTTTTTAATTTAAACCACCAAATATATGGTGGTTTAAATTCTGTTATTTTGTATTCATTAGAGATTTAAAATACATCTCCAAGGCTGTAATTCTAACGTAATATTTGTTAATTCATCGCTAGTATAATCATTTTCACCAAAATCAATACTTGTTATCATACATTGATGTAATGTCCATTTTTCAACAGTAACACCTGTTGGGTCTAAAGATTTAAGTGTAATATTCTTTTTATAACCTGCTGCATAGCCCATACGACCAGTAAGTGATTCTGCATGTAAACGAACCCATTCCATAAGTTGTTGTGAGGTAGAAGGACCGATTGGGTCGAGAAAAGTTACAGAAATAGTATCCCAAGTATATCTACCTGCAACATAATTCTGTTCGTTCATATATTGAATTGGTACGCTATTAATTTTCATTGAAGGTCTTTTAAATTTTTGAACCTTCCAAGTCTGAATACCTAATGCATCATCGAATACTGCAAAGAATCTATTAACTCTTTTTGGTTCGTAGTCATAAGGCATCGTTCTAATCATTGTTTCTTCTGCTGCCATTTTATCTAATTGTTAATTATAATACTTATTTTTATGTTTAATAATAAATACTCATGTATTTGAAAATAATTAAAATTATTAAGGTAATCTTCCAGTTCTAAGATAATATCGATAATCTTTTTTACTTAATTTTTTAATATCAACTGGTTCTTCATTGACTTCATCAGATTCATCATTATTTTCATCAAATTCACCATAAATTAAAGGATTGTCTGATTTAGCATAAATCCCTTTATTATC